TCGTATCGCTGCCCTGTTCACAATCAGAATGTAAGTTCGACTGGACCTGATGGACCGCATACTACTGGAAAAGCAATAGATATATCTTGTAGTGGAAAATTAGCTCACGAGATCTTGAGCTTTGCTATGATACGTTCTAATACATGGAAAGGAATTGGAATTAGTCAAAAAGGAAAACATAAATCAAGGTTCATACATCTTGACACAATCGAAGCAGACAACAGACCCTGGATATGGAGTTATTAAAGATTAGTTTGGTATCAATAGTAATACTATTATTGACTTCCTGTTCAACTGGAACTTCAACTTCTAATAAACTAGGTTACTGGGAAAATAGCTACACTAAGAGTATGTCATTTTGGCAATGTGTAGAAATCTTTTCACCTCATAGAAATAGGGACTGTTGATATGTCTTATAGTAAAGAAGTAATGGAGCATTATGAAAAACCAAGAAATGTTGGTTCTATGGATAGTAGGAGTAAGTCTGTTGGTACTGGGCTTGTGGGCGCACCTGAATGTGGTGATGTAATGAAGCTACAGATTGAAGTAAAGGATAATAAGATAATAGATGCAAAGTTTAAAACATTTGGATGTGGTTCTGCAATCGCTTCTTCATCGCTGGCAACAGAATGGGTTAAAGGTAAGTCTTTGGATGAAGCTCAATATATTAAAAATACTGATATTGTGGAAGAGCTATCCCTTCCTCCAGTTAAAATTCATTGCTCTGTTCTTGCAGAAGATGCAATCAAAGCAGCAATCTCTGACTATAAAGGAAAATATGTGTAAATGTAAAGATTGTAAATGTAACCCTTGTAAGTGTAAGTAAATGGATTTTGATGTAATAAATAACTTAGGATACTTTGAGATTACTGAAATATCAGTTTGGATAGGTATAATGTATTTTTGTAAATGCTGGATAGATAACTTCTTTAAAAAAGATAATTGATATGGAAGAAACAGAAAAACTAAATTCTCTCTTTGATGCAGTAGCAGATGAACTACTTACCAAAATCAAAACTGGAGAAGCTAAACCTGCTGATCTTGCAGTAGCAGTAAAGTTTCTAAAAGATAATAACATTACTTGTCTTCCTGTAGATGGTAATTCCTTAGAAGCTCTTATGAAGAGTATGCCATTTGGTACTGATGATAAACTCTCTTATAATTCATTTCAATCATGAGTAAACAAAATTTAAAGATTCCATTGACAGAAGAAGAGCTTTTCTGGAAAAATAATCCAGCATTAGCTAATGATGCAGCAGCAGCTCCTGAAGAAGTAGTAGTTAGTGGTCAAAATTTACCTGATTATTTAAAAAGTTTACCAACTACAGCTGCCAAAAGTGTAGTAAAACAAAGTCCTTTGCGGCTTTTAGCTACCCTGGCTGATCCTCCTACTTTATCTCCTAAAGGCCATGATAAAAAAGTAATTCAAGAATATGCTACAGATCCATCACGAGCAACCTTTAACAAGAAAACAAAACGATGGTATGATGTTCCAGTTCTTGCTTATTCAGAATCTACAGGAAAAACTATTATAAATGATCTGACTCTACAAAGATTGAATTTAGATATATGGGGAAAAAATCAACAAGGTCAACAAGGATTAATTGTAGATAGTAAAGGTAGACCTGTTGAATTTGGACATGGAACTACTCATGCTTTAAAAGGTTCACTTGATCCAGATAAAACCACAAGTCGATCAGAGTTCAAAGGAATTTATTCTTCTACAGAACAAAGAGAATATACAAAGTACATGCAGATAGATGGAGAATTTACGAAGGACTCTAAAGTTCATAAACTTTTTCTGAGAATGTATAATCCACTTAAACTTACTTCTCCAGAAGGAGAGGTTGGTATGGATTCTTTTGTAATGAATGAAGAAGATGCAGAAAGAGTTAGTAATGGTTTAGTAAACCTAAGAATTCAAATGGCAGAATTAGATCCTAATGATCCTGATGATAGTTATGAAATTGGCAAAATAAAAACATCATATCATTTCTGTGAAAGACCAACAGAAGTTGCAGCGTACCTAGAACATATTGGAAGTGAAATAGAACTTACACCATTTTTCCAAAGTTTAGGATACGATGGTGTACTTCAACAAAATGTACCACATGGAGAAAGTGAATATACTGAAGCAATCATGTTTGAAAAAGGAAATATAAAATCTTCTACTGATAATAGAGGAACATTCCTTGAAAATGATGATTTATTTACAAAAACTAAAAAGAAACCAAAAAAAGATCTTCAAATCGTGGCTTAAATACACGAAGGGAGGTAGTCTAATACGTTTGTATCTCTATTACCCCTTCTTCTCTTACAGAGCGATCTAAGAACTCTCAGAGCTATACCTATATGAAATCCAAAAAAGATCCTAAAAATCCTCTTTTAGACTTCAGGAACTTTGTTTTTATGGTTTGGCAGCACTTAAATCTTCCAGATCCAACTCCTGTTCAATATGACATGGCAGAGTATCTTCAACATGCTCCAAAAAGAGCAGTTATTGAAGCCTTTAGAGGAGTTGGTAAAAGTTATATTACTTCAGCTTTTGTTTGTTGGAAACTTCTCCTTGATCCAGAAGTTAAAGTTCTTGTTGTTTCAGCTTCTAAAGTTAGATCAGATGACTTCTCAACCTTTACACAGAGATTGATAAATGAATTACCTATACTACATCACCTTAGATCACGAGAAGGTCAACGACAAAGCAAGGTAGCCTTTGATGTTGGTCCATGTCAGGCTAGTCATTCTCCTTCAGTAAAATCTGTAGGAATTACTGGTCAGTTAAGTGGATCTCGTGCAGATATAATTGTAGCTGATGATGTTGAGGTTCCAAATAACTCAATGACTCAGACTATGAGAGCAAAACTTTCAGAAGCAGTCAAAGAGTTTGATGCAGTACTAAAGCCAGGAGGAGCAGTTGTATATCTTGGTACGCCTCAAACGGAAATGAGTTTGTATGAAACACTTCCTGAAAGAGGTTATGAAGTCAGGATATGGCCTAGTAGGTATCCTGAAGAAAAACAAGTTATTCGGTATTCCAATAAACTGGCTCCTTTTATTCAAGATAAGCTTGATCGTGGTGCTATTATTGGAGATCCTACTGATCCATTACGTTTCGATGCCGAAGATCTACTGGAACGAGAACTTTCTTATGGTAGATCAGGTTTTGCATTACAGTTCCAATTAGATACATCACTCTCTGATGCAGATAAGTACCCATTAAAGTTGAGTGACCTTATAATAATGGGCGTAGATTCTACTACGGCTCCTGAAAAACCTGTATGGACAAAAGATCCAAGAAATAAATTATCCGATCTTCCTAATGTTGGTCTTCCAGGTGACTTCTTCTATTCACCAGAAACTAAACTGGGAGATTGGATTGAATACTCTGGTTCTGTTCTTTCTATTGATCCTTCAGGAAGAGGTAAGGATGAAACTGGATATGCAGTAGTTAAGATGTTAAACGGCTACTTATATCTCTCAGAATGTGGAGGACTCAGAGGAGGTTATAAAAATGAGAATCTAGAAGCTCTTTCTGTTATTGCAAAAAGAAATGAAGTAAACCTTATCCTTATTGAGTCTAACTTTGGAGATGGGATGTTTATGGAACTCTTAAAACCTGTTTTACGGAAAATTCATAATGTTTCTTTGGAAGAAATCAGATCCTCAACTCAGAAAGAGAAACGAATCATTGATACTCTTGAACCTGTTATGAATCAACATAGACTTGTTGTAGATCCAAAGGTAATAGAAAAGGATTATAATACAGTTCAGGACTATCCTGTGGAGTCCCAAGCTCGTTATATGCTCTTTCATCAGATGACAAGAATTACAAAAGATAGAGGAGCCTTGATTCATGATGATAGGCTTGATGCACTACAAATGGCAGTACAGTACTGGGTTGACTTCATGGCTGCTGATGCTGAAATTGAAATACAAAGTCGAAAAGAAGAATTGTTTGATATAGAAATAGAAAACTTTATAAATGGTGTTCTGGATAAAAAAGACATAGACTCAACTCCTGTTTGGATGAATTAACTTAACATAATATACAATTTACCTACTCTAGGTATGGGCTGGGTTAAATACCTATTGTTCCCTTCCAACCATCGGATAGATATGAACTCATTTGAAGTGAATACTCTGCCATATATAGTACATACCTTATTGACTTATAAGACTTCGGATAGATATAAAGGCTTTATAGTTCAGGTAGAGGAGAAACCAACAGAGAAAACTAATGTCAGGAATACTAAACAGAGGTACACAAGTACATAAAGTAAAGACTAAGTATAAGCGTAAGAAATACAATTTCCGAAAAGATGTTTGATTGTAGCAAATGTGGAGCTTGTTGTAAGGTCTTCGGATGTGCTTGTTATGATTCTGAGACTAAATTATGTCTTATCTATGATACAAGACCTTCTATTTGTCGTGTGGATGTTATGGCTGAAAAAGTAGGAATGGAAAAGAAAATGTATTACAAAATAACTCATGAGGCTTGTAAACGACTTTTGGATATAGTAGATAATGAGTTATTATCACCAGAACAGTTACCAGTATCTAAATATTTAGAGAAAAATTCTGTTGAGGTATATCGATAGTGGATCTGGAAATTTCCCCCATTCCATTTTATCACGTTCCTTTTTTTACATTTGTCATTTTATTTTTTTTGTGTCACACAGTCGCTCAGTCTCTGATACAATTTGATACAATTTAGTTTCAATCTCAGGATTAGTTTGGCACACCTTATGCAATTCCTTCTTTACTGGCGACTTTTTTCCAATTTATCCTGAGTTTGATTAAGTATATGCCAATTCATCCTGAGTTTTTGTGCGTTCTCTTGTTTCTCTTTTATCTGTTTGTTTTTTTTCCTGAGCTATTCATCATGTTATCTAACATAGCTCAGAACGTGCTTAAAACGTCCTATAATACAATCTAATTCCTACTAATACTATTATATAGACTAAGCACCTAATTTATTTTTAGTAGCTACTTGGCCCTGTTGCAAGGGTTTCCGAGCGTTTCCAAATTTATTTTTATTTATTTTTACTTTTAGTTTGACATTTATTGAACTAATCGTTATACTTAGTGCAGTTCAATTAATTCTAACCCAAACGGAGTTTAACATGGATGAGAAAATTACTTCCAAACTGTGGAAGGATGAAAGACACGTTCAAGGTTCTGAGTACTCTCAGGAAATCAGAAACGTAAAAGCGTTTCAATCTTATCATCAGAACCCAAAACAAGCATTTAGAAGTAGAAAGCATAATGGAGTTTGCAAGGTCTTCACGAAAGCTGAAAGACAAGCTTTTGAAAAAAACTTGAAAAAAAGTTAAATTAAACTTGACTTAGTTGTTTTAGTCTGTATAATAGGACTTGAAACTGAAACCCAAACCCAAACGGAGAACGAAATGGATGTAGCACAATGGGAAAGAGAAAATTCATGGAGTCAGGAAAAAGAAGATTGGCGCATGGATCAATCATACAATGATTTTGAGCAACACATGGACAAGTACGAAAAAGAAAACGAATCAATTATTTACGAAATTGGTTTAACAATGTTTAGAGTAACACATTTTGTAATGACAGCTTATTTAGTATTCTATGTAATTTCTTAATCTTAAAAAAGGAGAACAATATGACAAAAAAACGCAGAGATCAAATTGACATTGAGTGCAAAGCATACGGAACTTTACGAGATATATTTGACAAGCAAAAAAGAGAACTTCAAATTAAGATTTTAGAGCAAACAGCAAGCGGATTGATTTCTGCGGATGAAGCTTTAAGCGAACTTGATAAATTTGAAGTTTCAAGATCAGTAG